TCGTACAGTCGATCACAGTCGCCTAGTCGTAAGCGGCAAAACCGCTCATGGCAACTTACGCGACAGCCAGCAAACAATTAGTTGACAACTACGCCTGCATATCTACGCTCGAGCCAACCGACATACAGGTTGGCGACAGCGTAGTTGTAGGGGCGTTAGGCGCACCGTTTAACGGCACGTACACCGTGCTGGCTTGCCCACAATACCGATACACAGGTGTTGACGGCACAACGGGCGAATTTAATTATGACGTAACGATCGCCGTACCAAATCAAATATTGTTTGCTTGCACAGGTAGCGATGTTGATTTTGTTGCGATCTACACGGGCACGGTTGCGTTCACGCCGACTTGCACGTGGATTACGGCCGCCAATTTAGTCACCTATTTGGGTGTGTCGATCACTAACCCGTCAGATGATTACACGTTGATTACGCAGGCCGTGAGCGCTGGTAACCAGTTTTGTAGTCGTCGTCGAGCCGAGGCAGGCTATAACGACAGCCTTAGCACGTCGCCTAGTGGTGACGTAACGCTCGGCTGTTTGATGTACGCGGCGGCGTTGTGGCGTTCGCGTGGCTCACTTGAGAACGTGTTTGCGTCGTTTGACGGCATGGGTACAGCACCCCAGCAATCGTTGACACCGATCGTTAAACAGTTGTTAGGTATTGACCGACCAGCGGTTGCCTGATGCCCGCACCATACACCGATCTATTCAACGAGACGCTAGACGATCTCGCTACGACGCTTACGGCGATCACGTCGTTGCGTGTCGTGACCGACCCAACAAAACTTGTGCCAAATTGTGTGTTTATTCAAGCACCAAGTTTTACAACGATCGCTGGCAACGGCAACATCGTGCGCATGGACTACCCGATCAAAGTTGTTGGTAGTGGCCCAGCAGGGCTACCCGTGTTGCGCGAAATATTGCAAATCACCGCAACCGTTTTAGGGTCGGCAATAATCGTCATGTCGGGTCGCCCCGGCACACTCGACATAGGCGGGCAAGAATACCCGTGCTACGACCTATCGGTCGGCGTACAAGCACAAACTGCGTAATACACACCGACAGGCAATCGTTATGGTAAAACTATAGGTACAACACAAAAGGATTAACACATGGCAACTAGCACCTATCTATCAAACCCAGTCGTTTTAATCGGTGCGTCAAGCGCAGCGACAACCGACATCACCGACCAAGTATCGGCAGTCACCGTCAACTACGTTGTCGAAGCACTTGAGGACACCGCGTTCGGCTCGACCGCCCGCACCAACACAGCAGGCCTGCAATCAAACAGCGCGACATTGACTTTGTACGCATCGTTTGCATCGTCGGAAAGTTACGCAATTCTTGCGCCACTTGTCGGCACAAAATGTTACATCAAAGTAACCCCAGCGTCAGGCGCAAACAGCGCAACTAATCCGGGCTTTGAATTGACAAACACTTACTTAAGCGCGTTGCCAGTAATGAACGCAAACTTGGGCGAGTTGGCTACCTACGACATTGAACTTATGGGTGGCGCATACACAGTTGACGTAACATGATCTAACGTGCCAATACTGGCCGAGAACAGGAACAGGCAATGCGATTAAAACTAAAAGTTGATCTACAAGACGGCACAGCGCCACTCGAATTAACAACCAATATGTTTGTTATTTGCGAGTGGGAAAAAACTGAGGGTCGCAAAATTAGCGACGGCAAAGGCATCGGCTACACCGATCTAGTTTGCTGGGCGTACAACTTGCTTAAACTTAGCGGCGAAAAAATGCCAGCAACATATCGCGACTGGGTTAAAGCAAACCCGAACATGACCATTGAGGCGATCGACGAGACAGACCCAAACCATACGGCGTAGGCAGTTACCGACGGCAACTAGCCGAGTTATTAGTTGCAACAGGGTACTGGCCTACGGCAATCGAGTTTGACACGCGCGACCTAATCACAGTCATTACGATATTAAATAAGCAAAAGAGGTAGCGCAATGCCAGCATCAACAACTATTGAGGTCGTCGGGGTTAAACAGACGATCAACTCGTTGCGTAAAATTGACCCGCAGTTACAAAAAGATTTTAAGGCTGACGCAACCGCGATCGCTCAGCCAGCGATTAACGCAGGCAAAGCGGTTTACAAAGATCTACCGTTATCGGGTATGCGTTATGCGTGGACACAAAACGCCCGCAAAATATTCCCGTTCGTACCAAGCAAGGCAGCCAACGGGGTCAAGATGAGGTTTGACACTCGACGCAACGCAGTCGGCGTAATACTTATAGAACAAAAAGATGTTGCGGCAGCCGTGTTTGAAACAGCAGGGCGCGCAAACGCAAACAAGTTAGGTAATGCGCTCGGATTTGTTGGCGCTGGTCGCACTCGACTGATCGGGCCTGCCGTGTATAAAGCGCGTCGCAGTATCGAAGCCGAGATGACAAAAATGATTGCTAAAACTATGCGTACCGTGCAAAGCGAGTTGTAGACATGGCACTATCTATACCTATTGTCAGCGAGTTTGACGGCAAAGGCATTGACAAAGCAATCAAAGAATTTAAGCAGTTAGAAACCGTTGGCGAAAAAGCACAGTTTGCAATTAAGAAAGCGGCTGTGCCGGCAGCGGCGGCGTTGACGGCGGTTGCGGGTGCGCTTGGTTTGGCGGCTAAAGCGGCAGCCGAAGATGAACAACAACAAGCAATTTTGGCTAACACTATGCAAAACGTGGTCGGTGCTACTGACGCGACGGTTGCAGCGACTGAAGACATGATCGCGGCGATGTCAAGGGCGACTGGTACTGCTGACAGCGAGTTACGGCCAGCGTTTGCCGCGTTGCTTGTTGGTACTAAAGATATTGGTGATGCAACTAAAGCATTGACGCTCGCCCAAGATATTGCAATAAGTACAAATACCGACTTAGTCACAGTCAGCGATGCTTTGGCAAAGGCCTACGCCGGCAACATGAAAGGTTTACAGGCGTTGTCGCCTGAAATGAAAGGTTTAATTAAAGAAGGCGCGTCACTCGATGTCGTGATGATGGCGCTGGCAGACAATTTTGGTGGCGCGGCAGCCGCGTCAGCACAAACCGCCGCAGGCAAATTCAAGATATTAAAAAATAGTTTAGATGAAACTAAAGAAAGCATCGGTGCGGCGTTGCTACCCGTGTTACAAAAAGTGTTGCCATATTTGCAAGCAATGGCTGATTGGGCGCAACGCAACCCAAAAGCGTTTTTATATATTGCAGGCACAATATCGGCAGTCGCAGCCGCAATCGTGACTATGAATATCGCAATGGCGTTAACACCGTTTGGTGCGATCGCAATTGCAATCGGTGTTGTAACCTCAGCAATGATTTATTTAGAACAAAAAACAAACGCATTGTCCGAAAGTTGGGGTAGATTTGGTGCGGTTTTACGTATTGTTCTTGGCCCGCTATATGACGTGGTTGCGCTTGCAGGCAAACTTGGTTTGATTGACAAAATTAGTATTCCAAGTTTTACGCCAACTGTCATTGGTGGCGGTGCAGTATCTAATTTGCCCCCAGCGTTACGTTACGCACCAACACCAACGATTTCTTTACCGTCAATGCCAACCGTAACTACGCCAATTGTTGGCGGCGGCGGTGGTGGCGGTGGCGGTCGTGCCGGTGGCGGCGGTGGTGGCGGCGGTGTTGGTGGCGGCGGCGACCTAGTAACAATTCAAGGCGCGTTGACCGAGTTTGGTATGGCTGAACGTATCGCAGCGCGTGGTAGCGGTGGCGTGACGATCAACGTGACGGGCGGTATGTCAACTAGCGCCGAGATCGGGCAAAGCGTGTTAAACAGTTTGCTGGCCTACCAGCGCACTAACGGCCCACTCGATTTACAGATCGCGTCGTAATGGCAGGTACAGCCGTTGTTGCTAGTGGCAACTATGACTTAGAGATTGACACAGGGTTTATACAAGACGCATTTTTGCTTGATGACTTAACCGCTGGCGTACTTGATAACACTCAATATGTGCTTGACGGTACAACAAATTTTGCAAGTGTGCTTGACGGCGTTAACAGCATCACGGTTAAACGTGGGCGACGCGATCAAGGCGACCAATTTAGTGCTGGCACTATGTCGTTTAATATGCTTGACACGGCAGGCATTTTTAACCCGTTTGATACGCAGTCGCCTTACTACGACACACCGCTAGCGCAACCGGGTCTTGCACCTATGCGTCGAGTGCGTTTGTCGCGTTACAGTTCGCTAAACGTCAAAGAATATTTGTTCGTTGGCGTGATTGTAAATTATGACTACAACTTTGCATTGGGCGGTCTTGACACGGTGACTGTGTTTTGTGCAGACGATTTTTATTTGTTAGCACAAACATATTTAGACGAGTTTAATGTCAGCGAGCAGTTGTCTAGCGCTCGAGTCACGGCGGTACTAGATCGGCCTGAGGTTGCGTTTCCAGCGTTAACGCGCGACATTGCTACAGGTACACAGACGCTTGGCGGTGCAGCGGCGTTTACGGTCGCTCAGGGTACAAACGTGCTGGGCTATTTGTCTGACGTGAACGAGGCTGAGCAGGGTCGCCTGTTTATGTCGCGTGACGGCGATCTAGTGTTTGACGCTCGACTAGGCACAACGCTCACACCGTCGGTAGCAGACTTTCATGACGACGGGACAAACATTCCGTACAACGGCGTAGGCATAACTTTTGAAGCCGATCAGGTAACTAATCGTGCGGTCGTACAGATACTTGGCAGT